CCGAGCCATTGGGAACTCGACACCAAGGGCATGATGAAGGCGCTTATCGACGCCTACGCCAAAGGAATCAGCGTCGTGGAAATCATCTGGCACACCGAGAATGGCATCGTCTCACCACGCTGCTATGCTCCAGTGCCAGCTAAATATCTCGCATATCCATCGGCATCGAATGAGATCGACCGCTTGATGATGGCACCGAACGGCGTGAACTATGACACGCTCATTGACTTCCCGCCCGACAAGTTCCTGATCGCTATCTGGCAGCAAGGAGGCTGTCATCCAATCCATTCTGCAAACCTTCGCGCGCTGACAAAGTTCTGGCTTGGTGCAATCTACGGGCTGGGCTGGTTCATGCAATACGCGCAGCTCTACTCGATCCCTTGGCGACATGCGGAAACCGATGGCAGCGACGAGGCGATGATGAAGGCACAGGAGATGCTGGAGAACATCGGCACCAGCGGCTACGCAGTCACTGGACCGGGTGTGAAGTTCTCCATCATGGACGGCATCAAGGGCGGCGAATCTTTGCCACAGGTCGCGCTCATGAACGAGTCAGACAAAGCCTGCGACATTCTCATGCTCGGACAAACTCTCACCACAGACGTGGGCGACAGCGGAAGCCGAGCGCTTGGCGACGTCCATGCTACAGTGCGCGGCGACATCTTGCAGGCGGTGGCGACATGGATCGGGCAAGTCATCACGACGCAGTTGATCCCTGCCATCGTGCGCATGAACTACGGTGCAGCGATCGCCAGCGAGGACATGCCTTACGCTGAAATCGTCATTCCGAAGCCAAAGGATGAGAAGGCAATCGCAGAGCGCATCAAGATCGTCACGAAGGACATCGGGCTTCCAGTCTCGAACAAATGGATCTACAACGAACTCGGCATTGCTGAACCGCAAGAAGGCGAGGCGCTATTTGGCGAAGTTGAAGATCCGCTTCCGTTGCTTCCTGAAATCACCGAGGCAGCACGCGCTGACATTGACCTGCGTCCGACCGATGACATGGCGAAGGCAGCACAAGACGCACTCGAAATCCGCAGGCAGAAGCCAGCATCACAGCGCGGCATGACTGCGGTTGGCATCGCACGCGCACGGGACATCTCGAACCGTTCTGAGTTATCTGCTGAGACAGTCAAACGCATGGTATCATTCTTCGCACGCCATGAGATCGACAAGAAGGGCGAGACATGGGATGAGAAAGGTAAAGGCTGGCAAGCATGGAATGGCTGGGGCGGCGATGCTGGCAGAGAGTGGGCAAACGCAAAGCTCAAACAGATCGAGAATGACTGATGAACAGATGCGTGAGGTGGCGGGGCAATGGCTCGCACCGATAGATCAAATCCTTGCCGACTTGATCGACAAAAGCTATCGCATGACGGCAGGAGCATTTCAAATCGAAGTTGAGCAAGTCATTGAGCGCATTCCGCAGTTGTTTTTCATGCTAGATAAACGATCGCTTGAAACGTCGCTGGAGAATGAGATCGGCGCGGCAATCGTCAAATCACTGGAGCGCGAACTATGAAGATCACCATAACAGCGACGGGACTTGATCCAGTCAAAGCATCCATAATCCGATTGCAATCGGCATCGGTGCGAAAGATCGCTGTGATGACTGGAGCGCAGGACGCGTTGGTAGTCGTCGAAAAATACTACAACATGGGCGGATCGACGCTATGGGAAAATCCATCGCTCTCGACACATGGACCGGGACGTAAGAAAACTCAATGGTGGCGAAAAGTAGCAGACTCGTGGTCGATCATGGGCGCTAGCGGATCAGGCGTGACACTACGCAGCAAGGGCGTTGACGGATTCGCTCACAAGGTCACAGGAGGAACGATTCGAGCAAGACGCAAGAAATTCCTCACGATCCCGATTATTCCTCAGGCGCACGGACTATCGGCAGCGTCATACAGCAATACGATTTCCAAACTATTCGCCGTCAAAGGCGTGTTAGCGCAAGCAGATGAGAACTCCCCGACTGGCATCAAGCCGGTGTTCGTGCTGAAGAAATCCATAACGCAGAAGCCATGGAAGAATGCACTTCCACCTGAGAAAACATATCTCGATGCGTTCACGAACGGGGCGCTACAAAGCATCATTGCACAGGTCGAAAGTGCTACTTAAAGAAAAGTAATTACAAGCCGAAAGCGAGTGGTAATCTCTTACTCGAAATGGCGAACGAAATCATCAGTGCATCTTTTCAGACCGAGGTTGAAGCCTTGGCTGAGTGCATTGTTTATCTTCCTGAAGGCGAGCATGAAATCCATGCTACCGTGAACGGCAAGTCTGCCAAGCGCAAGGTCAAGGTCGATGAGTCGATCCTCGCTTCGTTCACAAACGACTTACAAGCTCGCCAATCTCGCAACGTGCGACCATTCGCAGGCTTCGACCACAAAGCTGGTCCGGCATCATTCATTCCCAAAGAGTTTCGATATGAAACGGGCGTTGGACTTGTGCTAGACATCGAGTGGACTCAAGCAGGCAAAAGCGCCATCGAGGGCAAAGACTACTCCTACTTCTCTCCAAACTTTCTTCTCGCTAACGGCACGCCAGCAGGTCTGCCAACTCACGGTGAGATCGGCTCGCTAGTCAATGAGCCAGCATTCGAGGCGATGGAAAAAATCGCTGCATCATACAACGAAACCAATATGGACATCAAACCACTAATCGAACTCGGACTTGTTACCGAGGATGTAGACCCTGAGAAAGCAATGGAAATTGCCAAGCTCGAAATCGAAGCCATGAAAAGCAAGATCGCTGAGATCGAAGCTGGTTACATGACTAAGGAAGCCGACGCAGTGCAAGCTGCTGCCAACCATGCTAACGAACTGGAGACAGTCACAGCATCGCGTGACGCTCTCGCCAGCGAAGTGGAAACACTCAAAGCATCACTTGCTGAGATCGAGGACAAAGCTGCTGACAGTGTGATCGCAGAAGCAGTCAATGCTGGTCGCATCGCTCCGCAAGATGACAAAGCCAAATCGTTCTGGAAGGCTCAAATCAAAGCCGACAAGAGCAATCTTGAAATTCTCAACGCCATCCCAGCTAAACCAGTCAACGGCGAAACCGTTCTTGCTGGCAAAGCCGAAGAAGGCACCAAGCAAACCGAACTGAAAGGACTCGATAAAGTCGAAGCAGCTTTCAAAGCTCAAAACCAATCTCACTAAACAAACAATACTATGCCAAACAACCTAACTCTGTTAGACCTTGCCAAGCTCAACGGACATGATCCCATCGTCGGTCTGATTGAGGAAGTCGCCAGTGCCTCGCCCGAGGTGACAATCATCCCAGCTCGCACGATTCGCGGCACGTCCTACAAGACAGTGACCCGCAACAGTCGCCCGAGCGTTGCATTCCGTCAAGCCAACGAAGGCACGGATGCCACCAAATCGAACTTCACCGAACGTCTGGTTGAGTGCTTTATTCTCTCCGCTCGCGTTGAAGTCGATAAGGCTGTTGCTCGCGGTTACGAAGACGGCGCCGAGGCTCTCCAAGCCATCGAGGCAATGGGAGTTATGCGCGCTGCTCTGACCACCGTCGGAACACAAACCATCTATGGCGACAACGCAAGCTCGAAAGGCTTCGCTGGTCTGCAAACATTGGTTAGCGCTCTTGGCAGTGACATCGTAGTTGACGCAGGCGGCACAACCTCATCGACCGGTTCCTCGGTCTACGCTATCAAGGCTGGCAACACCGGTGTGCAATACGTCTACGGTAACGGCACAACCTTCGATCTCTCGCCATTCCGCGAAGGCGACGCAGTGGATGCAGACGCCAAGCGCTACGCAGCATTCATCGCTGACCTCACCGCGTGGATCGGCTTCCAGTGCGTTAACAAGCACGCAATCGGTCGTTTGAAAGACCTCACCGCAGACAGCGGCAAAGGATGCACAGACGCCAAGATTGCCGAGCTTCTCAGCAAGTTCCCAGTTGGCGAGCGTCCGACTCACTTGCTCATGTCGCGCCGTTCCGCATTCCAGTTGCAAATCAGCCGGAACACAACCCCATCCACCAAGCAGGAAGCCTTCACTGGCATCCTTCCCGGTGTGCCAACGGAATCCTTTGGAGTTCCAATCATCATCACCGACTCGATCGTTGACACCGAAACCCTGACCGCTTAATTCTAACCATACAAAATCATGAGCTTCGAATTCAACCGAAACATTCAAGACAAGAATTACACCTCCACTGTTGCCATCGCGCAGGCAGGTGCTAACACCGCAGCATTTGACCTTGAGCAAGCAGTTGGTGGCGACATCGAGCGAGTAGTTTTCTCGCTTGCTGCACCGACCGCTGCTGGCATCTCCGACACCAAAGTCGTGACCTACGCTCTGCAAGACAGCGCCGACGGTTCTTCTTGGGCTGCCGTTGACCCAGCGATCAGCACGACTCAGACCGCTACTGCCTCCGGCATCGTTGCCAAAGAGGTTCGCTTCCGCGTTCCAGCTAACACCCGCCGTTATGTGCGCATCGCTCAGACGATGACCGCTACGGCTGGAACTGTTACTGGCAGCATGGTCGCCAAGCTTTTGTTCTAATCCGTTGGAACTTGTGTGCAAAGGGCGACGGGGTTGGTAGTTTCCTCCGTCGCCCTAAATTCTTGAAACTAAAATCATCATGGCTTGGATCGCGCTTACATACTCTGGACTTCGTGATAGACTCTCAACTGAGGAGTTCAATCGTTTGCTTGCTGAATGTCCAACACCTGAGGACAAAGCGCAGGAGATTCTCACGAGCGTTGCGCAAGACTTCGCCTCACGCGTCAACTCAGGACGTCGCAAGCGTGGATTGCCACCAGTGGTCAATACTGGCTTGTATGTGGCACCGGGCGCACGCAGGCACGCATACAATCTATCACGCCAAGAGCTGACAGATTCCTATCCATCGCTCGCAGAATTTAACGGCGACGATCGGCGCAAAGCAGTCGAGGAAGCCAACAGCTATCTCGATGACCTCGCAAACAATAACGCGGATTCCGATGATACCGGAGCCGAATCATTTGCTGCTACTAGCGGCAGTTCTTTTCGCTATGGCGGCGCGGCTGTCATGAACTTCTCAGAATCACCATGAGCCTAATTCGCCAGATAGTCGAAAGCATGGCAAAGACGCTGAAGGATCATGCGTATTTTCGCACCGTGCCGATTATTCCCGTGCTGGTTCAAGATCACAAAGACATCGACCGCGAGATCGAGAACGCAATGAGCAAGGCAGGCGCGTTCGTCATGGTCAACTTCTCGCAGAGTGAAGCTTCATCTTCGGACACACCCGGACCATACATGGACTCTGCGACTTTCTCGGTGACATGCTCGGAGATTCCAAGCGTCTGGAGGCAGCAGGCTGGTAACATGTCAAAGCCAAGCGCAACAGAGATCGGCGAGGCAGTGGCTCGCATTCTGCATCATCACAAACCGCTCGATTCAAACGGCGATTCGCTCACCGGCGGTATTCTCACTTTCGACTCAATGCAGGAGGATGCAACACCTCCGATGCTTCAACAAATCATCACTTTCAACTGCCCAGTGGGGCTACAAAATACAACTCCAACACGATAAATTATGCCAACATTCGACAGAACCACCATCGTTCGCGGTCCTTGCAAAGTCACCTATGATTCGCAAACATTCTACTCCAAAGCTGGAGTGGTGCTGACCACGACTAACTCGACATTCGACAAAGAAACTGACGCCTATGGCATCGTGAGCAAGTCGAAAACCGACTTTACCATCGTCGTTGAATTTGAGCCAGTAGGCGAGATCGAGGCGCTCGCAGTTCTTTTTCCGCACGGCAACACATCAATGGGAGCCAGCATTTACGGCGCGACCGACAAGAACCTTGTCATAGTATCAGTTGACAAAACCTACACGATCCTCAACGCGCAGATCACGCAAATGCCGACCATCTCGTGCAGCGCGACCAAGACCGCGTTCGGCTCGGTGCAGTTCACAGGATTGCTCAAGATCGGTGGCGATCCACAGAACATCGAGGACTACTACACGACCACGACTGGCGCGAGCATCGGAACAGGATTCAATCCATCCTTGATCTACACCGCACCTTACACCGCGACACTTGGAGCACTTGATCCATTCATGAGCGCAGAAGGCTTCGAGATCAGCTTCGACTTGTCACTCAATCCAGTCATGGTTGACGGCATCGGCACGGTGGATATGAGCATGGGAAATCTAGGCTGCAACATAACCTGCATTCCGACTGGCATTGATCAACTCGACTTCGATACCTTCTTCGACAACCTCAGCGCAGGCGAGGACTTGGCAGTGAGCGCACTCGAAATCAAAACCACCACAGTGGGAGGATTGGACTTCGATGCAGCAGCGGTTCAAGTCACCGAGCTACAACGCAACTTCTCAGCGGCTGACAACGTTCTCGGCACGCTCACCATGAGCGCCAAGCGGACATTCAGCGCAGGAGCACCAGTAGCACTTTTCACAGTCGCAGCAGTATCCTAAGCCATGTTCGTTAGACTCCAGCGCGGCGCGATTGCTTACGACCTCGCCGGTGGCGACGGTCAAAGAAGCGAAACGTCCAACTTCCAAATCTCGGCTGAGCCGAACTTCCAGCAGGTGCAATACATCGAGGCTGACCAGTTCGATCAGTTCTTTCGCGGTGGATCCAGCACGACTGTCAGCTTTGACAGCGTGCTGACATTCGCATCACTCACCGACGCCGAGAACTACTTGCTCAACATGCCTCAAGGCTTGCTCTCACAGGCGACACAGACGGCGACGATTGGCAGGCTGACAGCGGCAGGCACAGTGCAATCTGAAACGCTAACTTGCGTCGGCACAACGACGGGAGCTGGCAACATCAGCTGGTCATTTACGAGCGTGGACGTGACGGCGAGCGGGACTACCGCGGTGCTATTAGGCGACACGCCGACACAATACGCGGCGAAGATTGCGACCTCACTGAACGCAAATTCAAGCATCGCGTTTCGCTATGTCATCACGAGTTCAGGTGCGACCGTCATCATCACAAAGCGCCAAGCAGAAGCCAATGACGGCACACTTGCGCTTGTCACGACAAACGGCTCACCACCGCCAGGTATCACAGGTGCAACGAGCGGAGCGCCTTCAACGGCTGGAGTCGCACCGACGATCTCTAACTCGAAAACGCTCTCCAGCGTCTCATGCGTGGTCAATCTTGCGCAAAACGGAGTTTCGATCTTGCAAAACGTAACAATCCTCGGTAAATACTAGCCATGGCAGCGAAGAAAGTAGATATCAAGATCAACACGACTGCGAGCGGGACAGGCGCGAAGCAGACCGCCGATGATCTTAAAAAACTAGGAAATGAAGCCGACAAGGTAGCAGCAAAAGCTAACACAGCGGCATCAGGCGCAGCAAAGGCAGCATCTGGCAGAGCAGCACAAGTAGGTTTTCAAGTGCAGGACATCGCAGTTCAGGCACAAATGGGCGTTGCTGCAACTACTATTCTCGCACAGCAAGGTTCACAATTACTTGGAGCATTTGGTCCTACTGGCGCTATCCTTGGCGGTATTCTCGCCATTGGAGCGGCAGCGACTGGGGTCTTCATGAAAATGGGAGACGACACAGCTACGGTGAAGGAAAAAGCTGAGAAACTAGCTGAGGCAATCGACAAGATCGCAGAAAACGCTGGCAAGATGGAATCTGAAAAGATTGACATGGGGCGTGATGCAATTGCGGAGGCGATTGAGTTGACAAAATTACTAGCACAAGGATTTCAAGCGGCATCGAACAATGAGCAACTTTTCACAAATCAAGCGCTTGCTGAAATAAACAACCTCAAGCAAGCAGAGATCGAACTCAAAAAACTTAGAGGAGATTACACTGACACGCAAGCATCACTAGACTCGATCAAGTTACAAAATGAAGCGATTCTCTTACAGCAAGAACAGCAAAAACAAGCTGAGATTGAAAAGGTAAAGCAAGCAGAGCAAGCTAAGATTTTAGCTCAAGATGAACTAGCACAACGTGGTCAAGCTTTAGTTCTCAGTCAGCAAGAACTTGATACTGAAATCAAAAGGCTTGATGCTTTACGCGAGCGCAAAAAAGAGCTTGAAGCAACAGCGGCAAAAACAGTTGATTTAGGCGGATTCAAGGAAGGCAGCGGATCACGTTCTTTTGTCCCTCCAGAGGCTAAGGCAGCACAACAACAACTTGCATCAACTCCATTTGATGCTGAAATAAAAGCATTAGATGCACGAATCACAGCCATCTCAAACGCTGTTAACGGCAGATTGCAAGAGGATTTGGATGCGGCGGCTAAGGGCTTGCTCGCATCGGAAATCACCTTGCAAAATGTCAGCATAGAAGTAACTGGCGCACTTGAAAGGCTCGACCTAAAAGGACAAGAGCAATTTATATCAGGCAAAACAAAAGAGATCGAAGCGCAAGCAAAAGTAAACGCTGATTTGCTGAGAAGCACTTTTGAAAACATCACTCCAGTAAATGATGCGCAGAAGCAAGGTCTAGAGACCATTCAGTTCTTGCTAAAGGACAATCAGATTCTTGCCAATGAAACAGGAAAAGCAACAGTCGCCATTCAACAAGTAACAAGCAGCGCAACGACAGCTCAAAACATTAACGTGCAGAACGTCAACCAACTATTGCAACTAATGAATAGTTTCGGGGCGCAATTGCAAAAGCAAAACAAAGAGATTCAGAAACTCAATGGTAGATATTTGTCACCTAAAAAAGCGAACTAATGCCAGTCTGGACTATAACGGGAGAATCAGGAAAAGCTTGGAATACAACTTCTAAGACATTGGAAGGCTTGCAAGTTTCTGATGGTTCATTGACATTTCGCAGCGTTGGAGTTGACGAGCTTGTATTGACAATTTCACCCGAAAACATTGTTAGCTACACCACTCCCGATTATGCTCAAAGAGTCGATCTATTTCGCAGTGGAACACGCTTTTTTACTGGTTACGTCACGAACGTGCGAACGGCATCAAACAACTCGATCACGGTCACGATCAGCAATGCGTGGTGGTTCATGGAACGCATCAACTACGTAACCAATCAAACGGACGGATCAGGCGCGAGCGTAAGCCGTATCACTGGAGTATTTGGAACGGCAGCAAGCGGCGTGAATTTAGGGACTGCCATTCAAACAGCAATCAATACAAGCGTTTCGTTAGGCGTTCCAATGGCAAACATTGCGGGAGGTAGCAGCGTTGGAAGTTACTTTGACATTCCACGAATTACACTCAATCAATCGAATTGCGCAGAAGTCATATCCGAGCTTGTAAGGCTCGTTCCTGACACGATGACGTATTTCGACTATACGAACGCCACGCCGACATTCAACGTCGTCAGGAGGGCAGCAGCGACGACGCGCACGCTCACGATCGGCACATCACCCGTGGAAGATTTTGACGTCAACCCGATGATCGAACTTCAAGTTTCGCAGGTGGTTCTTCCTTACGTTACGCGCGGCACAAACGGGCTGACAAGCTACCAGACGCAATCGTCAGGCACAGCGGCAACTGGCAAGATTCAGGTGCTGACAATCAGCGGACCGGAGCTTGATACCTTCCTGCCGAGCGAATACTTCGACTCTGCCACGCTGACTGGCTTCCCGCTCTCTACGCAGTTCGAGGATTTCATTTTGTCATCATCGCAATTCGCTGGAGCGGTGGCAAACGGGCTTCGATTTACCAAGATCAACATTCAACAGGGGCAGCGGCAATACAGCGGCTATTCATCGGGCAAAGGACCGACAACGGGCAGTTTTAGTCCGAACGTTCGATCGGTTCAATACACACAGCCAGCGGCATCTATTACCGATGACACGGGACAGCCTGCTAGTCTTGGATCACAACTCATTCTCTCCGACAACTTGCCAGAATGGGCAATTACGGCACACAATTTGAAACCAATTGTCATTTCTGGACAATGGATTTACGAATGGAAAGATCAAGTGTTTGATTTCGGAGATGGGTATGAGCAGAATGAATCATTGCCTCCATGGCTAACTTCATTAACTCGCGAACAAAAGGATTCATATTGGGATGGAGATTTCCACTACATTCTCATCGGCGGCGAATACACCGTGCAAGGTTACACGACCAGCAGCTCGACGCTGCCTCACATGTATGGCACCACGAGCGCTGGCACTAATTCAAGCTTCTTGTATCTTGCTGCGACCGCAAGCTCAATTGACGGATTTTATACTGGCATGAGAATCGCCTACATGCAGAAGCCCGGATCAGGCGGACCAGACGGCGTCAATGATGTTTGGTATATCGCGACGATTGGTGGCTACAATGGCACGACAAAGGCAGCGTCAATCAACGGGGCAACTGGACCAGCTACAAGGTCAGGATTCCCGTATCGAATCCTAGGCGCGAAAGTGTTTGCTCCCGCAGACTATTCTTTCATTTCTCCACCGGCAAACCTCGCATCGAACTTGCTCTCGACGATGAACTTCATCCCCTATGAAGGCACGGTGCGCATCACAGAGCAGACAGCAGGCGGCACGCGATACCGTGGATGCAAAGTCAACCTTGACAGCACACGCAGCGAGCTTGCCAGCATGGGCGCGATGGTCGCAGAGGAAACGCTCGACCTCAAGAACGGCACCACTGACTTGACGCTTGGAACTCCACCGAGACTCGACTACCGCAGCTTCACCGACAAAATCCGCAGAACGTCACAAGACAACATCGTTTTCAATCCATGACCCAATTTCTTTGCACAGTTGATTCGAACGGAAACATTCTCTGTAATGGCGGCTATGTCGTGGATCTCAAGGCAGCAACTAGCGCGCACTACATCGTGGGTGGCACTCCGACTTTATTGCTGACCGCAACTGAGAACATTCGTGAAAGCACGACCGCGCAGGCAATCTTTCTTGGGGGCGGTGGGGGCAGCGTCAAATCGTCTGGCACGATCACCGCTACGCTGTCACCCGTCGGCTGGTTCGGACAAACGGACACCGACGAATGGACCGATTCAGTCGGCAACAAGGTCGTTGCAGATTTCGGAGCAGGCACCGCAGAAATCGTTGATCCGACAAACACGGCGATCGCGACATTCACAGGATCGTTCACGTTCGCGCCAGTGGGCACATTTACCGCTACGACGTTCGGAGAGGACACATACAACGGCGGCACGGCATTCACTCTAGACATCAGCTACGATGGCGTGAGACGCACCAGCACGGCGAATGTCCTAGTATCCAGAGGCACGGCGACCGATGGCGAATATACTCTCACCGGCTTCCGCGAATGGTCAAAGACAACATGGCTTCTGACCACGAACTCAGACGGCACCGCGCAGATCAATGACGGCACCGATGACGTTGCGGTCCGATCCGCAGACTACTCGCCCGATTCCCCGAGCGGAACATACACATCGACCGCTTACGGCGAGACGACATACGGCGATTCTCAGCCATTCAACATGGCGGTCACGCTCTCACCGGCATTCCCGAAAATTGGATACGTCTATGTCGAGATTGAGAAATCAGGATCCAACTTTACGGCGGTGACTGGTCCGTTCTTCTCAACTTCACTTCCTGCCAATGCGACGCACTTTGAATACGTTCCGATTGCATACAGCGACGGAAACGGCTTACTAATACAGATCCACGAAGGCTCAATCTTATGGCGATGATACCGGCTTGCATTTTCACTTACTCAGCAGATTCGCTTCCTTTGCGCGAATGCGTGAGAGGGGCGAAAATTGCAGGGCTTCTGCCAGTCGTGATTGACGACGCAAAGCACCCGATGGGACATGCCGTCTGGTCATGGGTCGAATCGCAGGGCGGCTTGTATTTCCAGAGTGACTTCAACCGCAGAGGCAATCTCAACGGCACAGAATGCGCGGCAGGCATCGCAAAGTCATTGTATGAGGCAATGAGGCTCACTCACACGGGACATGCCTTCAAGCTCGACAGTGACACCATCATCCAGCGAGTGGATCGCTTCCAAGGCATCAGCACGGGCGTATGCTCAACGACGATGAACCGGCGCGAAGCTTTCGGCTGTTGCTATTCTCTGACCCGTGACGCAGCTCGCCGGGTTCGTGACGACCTAGCGGCAATGGATGATCCACACGGACCAGAGGACGTTCTCATCTGGCAATCAATCAAACGTTTGAACATCCGACACAAGCTTCACGACTTCAATCCGAGCGGAGGCGCCTTCTCCGCGGTGCCGAAAACATACGATCCCGTGGACTGCGCTAGGTTCGACGTTCTGACTTTTGGTAATCCACCAGCAGACGGCTGGAAAGATCGGGCGCTTGAAATCACTCTTGCAATGCGGAGATTGAACGACTTCAACTTTGCGCTTGCAAATTCTCAGAAATAAATTATAACACGCCAAAGTCATGTTGCCAATCTACGAAGTCTATAAAGGTGAGAACATCATCATGAGTTTCACAGCCACGATCGATGGCGCACCTTACAACCTAACGGGAAAAACCGTGCAGGGCGTTATGCGGTCATCTATCAATGGTGAAGTGATTCTCGACCTTTCGCCGACGATCCCGACACCGGCAAACGGAGTGATCCTCATCAACGTTTCAACATCCAGCATACCGGCAGGAATTTACGGTGCCGACGTGCAAATCTCGACCAGCACAGTGCCGCAAGTTATTCACCAGTGGACGCAAAAAATCAGACCAAAATACACCCCGAATTTATGAGCTTTGACAAAGTAGAAGTCCGCGTGTTCAGCGGTCCGGATCAGGTGCAAGTCGGCAGCAATACCGAGCCTGATCTCATCGTAATCAACAATGGACCGAAAGGCGATCCCGGCTCGGCAGCAACAATCGCAGTTGGAACAACGACGACGCTCTCACCGGGGTCATCGGCAACGGTCGTAAATGCTGGCACATCAAGCGCAGCGGTTTTCAACTTTGGCATACCTACGGGCGCGACAGGCGCGACGGGCGCAGCTGGTCCGAACAGCGTAACAAGCGCAACGACATCGGACGGCACGGCATCTTTAAGTGTCGCATCCGTTCAGGTTTACCCAAGTGGGTCAATTACTTTAGCAAGCACAAATTCAGGTGGCGTTGTAATACTCAGCGGTCAAGCGGCTACCGATGCCAGAATGATAGCATTCCCGAACTCAAGCGGAACGATAGCCCTAACATCGCAGCTTCCAACGCTCGGCACAAACGTAGGGACATTTCTCGCCACGCCAAGCAGCGCGAATCTTGCCGCAGCGGTCACAGACGAAACGGGCAGCGGCTCATTGGTTTTTGCTACATCGCCATCGTTGACCAGTCCGACGATTGGCACATCGGCAACATTCAACGCGACAACTTATACTTATGGCGCAGGGGCAGCGGCAGCACACAGAGACTCGTTAGACATTGCATCGGCTGACTTGCAAATAGAGTCATTATTTACCCTCTTGACGTTACAGGAGTCAGACTCTGGAGTTTTTACAGCAAACCTAGGAACAGCGACATCGTCACAAGACGGCGATAGTCTTTCGTTGTCGGCAACAACTGCAAACCAACGTCCTAACGTTTACCGCTTTCGAAACTGGAACAGAAACCCAGCAGTTTCAGGCACTGCAAACGCTGTGATTCCAGTGCGATTAGCGTGCGCGGGTAATATTTACCACCTTGGATCGGGAGCGAACGGCGCAAGTTTTCGCTGTGGCT